GCCTTTTTTTTGTGCTAGATGCCGTCCTTAGTCCTAGGACCGAGGACACTTGCTAGCACACTACTTAAGTTTGCGCTTGGCTCGCTCGATGATTGACTTGGATAGTGGTTCGCCTTTGTCGTCAACCAATACTTCTACCTGCGTGCAATAACAGAAGATCATATTCGGAACTATCGAATACCAGGTTGCAGTCTCTTGGATTGTATATAAGTTACCATGGCGTGCGATATGACTTGCGCGGCTTGTGCTCTTGAGTGCTGATAGATGCATGAGCTTTGTCTTAATGCCTAGATCAGTCTGCGCCTGTTGAGCCTCTTCACGTCTGGCCGTACGCATGGCACCAACTACTTCAGTCTGTGCGATACGGCTAGCATCAAACTTGCTGACGCCAATCCTTGTTTCGATGTTCTCCGCGATCTTGCGCGGATTAAGACCGCTAGCCATGCCGCGAGAGAGGGTCGAGGCTAGATCACCGGTCATATCATCGGCAATCTTCTTCATTTCGTTGAACGTGCGAGCCTGGAGCAGGCTTAGCCGACGACGATAAGGCGCACTAGTCAACAGTGAATCTAGATGCGGTCTACTAACTGCGTAAGCCTCAGACTGAATCGTCAGGTTTGCCATTGTTAGTGCAGTGCCTTGCACGTATGCCGGGGTAATGTAGCTCGACATAAACCAATTCGTTTGCGGCGTACCTTCGTCGATCAATTGACTAATGAGCATGGCGATCTCGTTATCCATGTTGGATAGCGTGAAGTCGTCAAGCTCGAAGATGTACGTTTTCTGCTCAGCATTAACCGCGTTCAGGGTTACTACCTTGTATGGAATGCGCTTAAGGATAGCCAGTACGCCTTTCTGCACAGCGTCAATCCGCCGATTGAAGTCCTTGATAGCCTTCTGGACTCTCGCCTGCTGGCCAGTTAAATCTGTTTCGCTGCGCGGTAAAATTGGCTCGCCCATAACATTCCCTAATTAGAAAAGGCCCCGTAGGGCCTTGATTATTGCACGGTTGCCTGATCTTCTGGCGGGGCGATGTCGGGTAGCGGTGGCAACTCTACATCATTATCGAACCCGCCAACACTGCGCATCTCTTCAGCCGTAAACACCGGCTGACCACTCGCAAGCATCTTGCTGTTCACATCTGCCATCTTGACGACAATGCTGATCTTCTCGTCTTTACTGGCTTCGGTAAGATCGTCCCAGCAAACCGAGTACTCCAGAGTTATCAGCACACCAAGACGCATCAGATGATCAACGAATGTCTCGATATCCGAAGACAGCAGGCTAAGCCGACGACCCTGACAGCGCTTGTTAAACGTCTTCTGGTCTTCAGTAGATGCACGCTCGCCAGTCTGATTGCCAACGATGATCTTGGACGGGATACGGATAGAGGCGCAGAACGATTGCAGCGATACGTCGAAGGCTGGGATAGGATCTGGAACGTTAGCCACCAGAGGCGTTACAGTAGCGCCCTTAGTGATTACCGTCTGATCCTGCCCACGGTTCATGCCGCGAGTTACTTCATCGAAGATCTCTTGTAGTTCGCCCTCAGCTACCCCGTGTGCGCGGGCAATGGCGGAAAGGTCAACCTCCTTATCAAAGTTGATAGCCAATTGACGGCTAGCGTTCTTCAGGAACGATTCACCCGAGCCTCCGAGAACCTTCTCCATGTTCACGCAGTCGTTGAAACCAGCTTGCAGGAACGGAATACCGTTGCGCATGTCACCAATCACGACAACGCGGTCAGGATGCACGGTGATAATACGGCCTGGCTCAGCCTGAAAGTTTTCATGCAGAGCATTTTCTGAGTAGATGAACTCTTTAGGCTTGCCGAAGTTAGGGTCTACTGGGTTATCGTACCAAGACGCAACACGAATCTGCGCCTCCCATGCTGGAATTAGGTTGATCAGTTGCTGTTCAGATGCCTTGCCTACTGGCTGATCCCACTGCTTCGAGTCCTTGAATTGCAGGAGGATGCACGAATAGCGACCAACAAGACGGCGCATATCCGCATCACGGAACTTCTCCCACAGCTTCAGGCGCTTGGCTAGCTTCTTGAACTGTTTCTCCCAAGCGGTCGGAGCTTCGGCGCGATCTTCTTCGTCGCCCTCAATAACCTCGGGATCAGTAGACCAGCACGCCTCATTCAGCGTCATTACTGCGCCGTGAGCAATGCCGCCTCGCTCGAACAGGCGATAGTAGTCATTGAAGCACAGCGTTTCCTTGTAACCATAGCTGCACCAAGCATCAGGACGCTTGTTATCAATGCCACCCATAAGCAGCGACTGACGGCTAGCCACAGCCTGACGCTCGCTCAGTGCCGAGTTAAGCGCCATCTCTAGTGCAGGCGTGCGTTTCACAGTCATAAAATAGGGCCTCGTAAATTATCCTCATTATACAGCTTGCAGGATTGAGAGGTTTAGGCTAAGGTTTGCGGACATTAAACGGAGGGGTTGTAATGGCGAAGCTGGTAGAGATTTTGGCTAAGGAACTGAACGAGTGGAAAGAAGACGCTCACATTGCCATGCAGGACAATGATTCAGAAAAGACAATTTGGTTTCTTGAAAAAGACCATGAATTTGTTGCGCATGACGGTTTTGAATGGAAGTGCGATTCCTATTTCAAAATCATGATCAGCCGCCCAAGCTGCTTGGCGACCGACTACAAAGACGCTATCGTAACCCGCGCCCAATGGCAAGCCGAGCGCGACCGTCAGAAGGGTGGAGAGTGGAAGCGGCATCGTGGGGGTAAGCAGCCGGTAGATAACGGCGTGTATGTCGAAGCCCGTTTGCGTTGCGGCGAATTCCAGAAGTCGCACGCGCAAGACTTTATCTGGCCGCACAATGAATGTGATCATGCTGCGAATCTTATGGAATATCGTGTAATCAGCCAGCTACAAGCTATGGAGGTAGATATGCGCCTGTTCAATCACGAGATCAGCATGAGTATGGATAGCCAACAAGGCGAAATCATTCATGGACCCATCAAGATGGGCGAGACAGTGATTGCGCCTGCCCATCCGAAATGGCATGAAGACCAAATCGACGGCCCAATCAAGTGGCGCGAGCGCGAGGCGCTGATTAATCGTCTTGAGGCAGAAGGGTTTGCGCTCATTCAGAAGATCAATGTGAATCTGGACAAGATCGACGCGACTCTTGATATGAGCGATTGGCGGAATTGGAAGGCTGGGGATGTCTTGGAATCCATGGAACAATCTATGGATATCAAATTAGGCGGACAATACATCCTAAGTGAAGATCCATTTAACGAGGGGGATATCACATTTAAAGACGATGCCGGAGATATTCGTGGGCGTCACGCTGATGAATACAAGTTCATCCGCCGCCCATAACCACTAACCGCAACACAAAAGACCCTGCTTCGGCGGGGTTTTCTTTGTCCGTGTTAAACTAGGCGCAATTATTGGAGATAGTCCTATGCGCCATAAACAGGCATTCGTCGTTAACTCGACTTCTGATGCCACAAGTACCCGCGTAAACGTCCGAGTAGCCGTAAACGCTGCCGCAATCCGTCGCGAGCAGCACAATGGTCGCGAGCATATCGTCATCCCATCGTTTACTTTGCCTGACGAAGTAATCATGAATGGCGGCCTATATCCGCATGATGAGATCGAGAAGTCGTATGCAAGCCTTGAGGGCACGCTAGCCCCTCTTGGTCATCCGCAGGTTAATGGCGACTATGTTAGCGCTCGCCAACCTGAAGCGATTAACTCGTATCACATTGGCGCCTGGAATCGAAACGTTAAGCGTGTAGGCAATAGAATCTCGGTAGAGAAGTGGCTTGATGTTGAGTACGCCAAGAATACCGAGGGTGGCCGAGAAGTTCTTGCTGCCATTGCCAAGGGCGAACCAATCCATACGTCTACTGGCATCCTGCTTGAGCGTGAGATGACACCAAATGCGGACGGATACGGATGGATCGCTCGAAATATGACCTTTGACCATGACGCAATCCTGGTAAATGAGACTGGAGCAGCAACCCCTTCTGACGGTGTAGGCATGATGGTAAACAAAACTTTTGTGATTAACTCGGTAGTTGTCAATGACGATTCAGTCCTAGATAACTCCTACGGCAACAAAGAAGAGCTGATCGAGGCCGCAATCCTTGAGCGTTTCGGTTCGCCTACTGAGTATGTCTGCGTAGAGGATTTCGACGATAAGGCAGTAGTTTATTGCGTTGGCGAGCTTATGTATAAAATCGACTACCATTTCGAAGCTGATAAGGTTGTCTTTACTGGCGAATCAATGCCGGTTGCCGAACAAACTAGCTACATTGCTACGAACTTTCGCCGCATCATGAAGCTGTTTCAGAATCATGTACAATATCCACGTACCAAAACTAAACAGCCTGTACTGGCTATCGTTAACGAGGAAGTCGATATGACCCCGGAAGAATTAAAGGCGGCGCTTGACGCTCAGGCTGAGAAGATTAGCGGTGCGTTCAACGCAAAGCTTGACGCTCAATCGGAGATCATCGCTTCCCTGCAAACCAAAATTCAGGCGAATGAAGAATCCGGCCTGAAAGACAAACGCTCCGCAGTAGCCAAAGTGCATGGCGAAGTAGTTGCCAACGCATTGAGCGGTGAAGCTCTGGATGCCATGTTCGCCAGCGTGCAAACTGCTGCCGGGATCGTGTCGGGCGCTCCAGTTACCAACGCAAAAGACGAGTTTGAAGGCTACAGCCTGAACTCCGCTGATCAGGAGGCCAAATAATGGCTAACGTTATCTGGCGTGGTCCTGTGCATCTTGCACAGCCTGACTCCGTAACCGCAAAGACTGGCGCAAGCATTTTGCCAGGCCTCGCTGTAGTTCGTACCGCTGGCGTGTTCCAGTTGGCCGCTACCTCGAAGACTGATTTCTTCATCATGCACAACCGCGCATACATCGGCGAAACCGTTGATACCGCTGTTCCGTCTGGCGAAACTGGCGAAGCATTCAAGCCTGTTCCTCAGTACGAGTTCAACGTTCGTTTTGCAGCAGCTACCTACGCTCCTGGCGCATTGCTTAGCATCGCAGCTGGCCAGTTCAAAGTAGCCGTTACCGGTGAAGTCGCTGTCGCAGTGTTCGACGAAGCAGCCTCTCGCGCAATCGCTGCTAACGGTTTGGGCGACGTCCGAATCCTCGCTAACTCCTACGTGGTGTAATTGACATGCCAGCAGAAATTTTGAAGTTCAGTAAAGAGCAGGAGGCAGCCGTAATTGGCAAGCGCCGTGCTCACAACGCCCGTCAAGAGCGCCTCGCACGTGATAGCGAAGGCGAGCTGATCGGTAACGCCTATACCATCCCTCGTGATGCCTGGGCTACCTACGACCAAGACTTGATCACCTTGCAGCGCGCTCAGCTGGGCGTGTTCAGTGACTTGGCTAGCCTGCAACGCAACGTGCCAATTGGCAAGGTGATGCAATACTTCTCTAAGGTTTCCGACCAGGGCGAAGTGAACAGCTCGATTGATGGCCGTAGCCGTGCGAAAGCAGACGCTCCAGTCATTGATTACGAAGGCACTCCACTGCCTATCTACGACACCACCTTCACCTTCGGCTGGCGCGATGTAGAAGCCGCTCGTCAAGACGGTGGCTGGCAGTATCTGGACGGCGCTACTCGTGATAACGGCAACCGCCGCATCATCGAGAAGCTGGAAGATCTGGTGATCAACGGCGACACCAAGTACAACATTGCCGGTAACCAGATCTACGGTCTGCGTACTGCGCCTGGTCGTGCTACTGGCCTGTTCGGTAACTTCGACCTCGTGACTGCTACCGGTGCCCAGTGGGTTTCGGCTCTGACCAAAGTATTGATCGGCCTGCAAGGCGAAAACTACTACGGCGGCGCTACCATCTACCTGAACTACGGTGATTGGTTCGCTGCATCGGCTAACGACTACGTTACCGCCGCGCCTCAGAACACCATTCTGGCTCGCCTGATGGCAATTCCTGGCATCGTAGCAATCGTTCCATCGACTGCAGTTCCAGCAAACGAAATCCTCGCCGTTGTAAAAGAGCGCCGAGTGCTGGAAATCCTGACCGCGATGCCTGTAACAACTATGCCGATTGAACGTAAAAACTTCACCGACGAGTACAGCTTCCAGATCATGACCGCAGTTGCTCCACAGTTCAAGCGTGATTACAACGGTAATGCTGGGTACGCTCAGTTCACCAAAGGCTAATCCGCTGGGTTAGAATAGGGGCCTTAGCGGGCCCCTTTTTTATTGAGGTTCACATGAAAGAATTTGTGATTACAGAGAAAGGCGTCATTGTTGACGGTGTACGTCTTGAGATTGGTACGCGGGTTAAGCATGAATCGCTGCCTGCTGGACTGGTCAATAAGGCCGTAGAG